AGTAATCAGCCGCTGGGAGTTTCTAACTCTTCAGTGATTTCTGCATAGGCAGTGACTTTTACCTTGGAAATTGTGAGATAACCAAAGGTTGGTTCTGCTGTGGTATATGGATCACCTTCAGCAGTTAGTCCACCAGTGCCGTGAGATTTCACAAAGGATTTCTTATAGGTTTCTCCACCTTTAAGATTGACTGTGTGAACTTGGTCGACAAGTGTTGAAACTTCTCTGAATGGGTATGGTGAAATCTTGTCATCGACATGTTCAGGGAGTAAGACTCCATCAGCAGTCACGGTGACAGTTCTTCCCTCTTTGAGGGCTTTACCACGTTCTTCCAGTTCTTGAGCAGCTTCTTGGTTTTTGACTTCCACTACTTGAGCAGGATCAAATTTACCGCGCATAGCAAGTTTCTTTTCGATTGCTTTGCGTTCGTTTGTTAATTCATCAACTTCCTTATCGAAAGCTTCAAGCTTAGCGACATCGGTTTCTGAATCAACTAAGCCGCGGATTTCATCAATACGGGCTTTGATTTCTTTTAAACGTAATTCTAAGTTCATTGTGAACTCCTTTCTAAAACTTTGTTTTAATGCTTAGTCTTTTGATTAAAACTGTTCTTCGTTCAAGAGTCTCTTCATCCTCCAATGACTTTAGTTCTGCATCCGCAATCTCTAAAGAGCGAGCACTTGCTTGGATAGAAGTTTGATCGTAGGCCGGCAAGTCCACGACACTGACGTCAAAGAGTCTATCAATTGCCGTGATAGTTCTTTTCGGTAGCTTGCCACTTTTATCCCAGCTTTGACTTTTAACAGTAAAAGCAAATGACATCTTGTCTAATAGTCCAGCCTCAATGGATTTAAAAATATCCCTATTGCTGGTTGTGTCGATGAGTTCTGCATGAATCTTTAAGCCTTTTTCATCAACACTTAAAGAAAGAGAACCATTCCTGGTCCTCGCTAAGATTAGATGTGTATCCGTATCGTTATATTTAAACGGAACATCTTTCATGTTTGTTTCTTTTAACGCATTAGCATCAATGACTTCGGTAAAACCGTGTTCTTCAGTTCCAATGAGTGTTTCCTCATTAAACACGATGGCATAGCCTTCCACTATCATCTTGCTTTCATTTTCTTCATCTTTTCGTGATTCGAGAGATGAGAATCTTGTTTCTTTATCATTCATCTTCGTTTATTTCCTCCTTTGATTTAGGTAATTTGAAGAATTTACTTAATTGGTATTCACTTGCTTTATCAGCATCAACATAGTTGAGTGATTGTAATCTCTTGCTTCCACCTTCGATAGGTTCAAAGCCAAGTAACGCTCTAGATTCATTGAGCGAAAGGATTCCTAAACCCATTAACTTTTCTATTGCTTGGACCTTTGTGTTCCATGAAGCATATTGAAGTCTCTCACTATAAAAGATGATTTGTTCGCCTTTTTCGAGTTGACCTCTTGTTAATAAAGCCTTTGAGAAAGCTTCACTCATTTGAATTGCTATGCCTTCAATAACTGATTCATAGAAAGCGTTATATTCGTTTTCGTTGTACTTGTTATCAAAAATAGCGTCACTCACGCCAAAATAAGAGATGATCTTCTTTTGAAGAAAGGTAAGTGTTGTACTATCAATAAGTTTAGGATCGCTTGTTAATGGCACATATTCACTCTTTAAATCAACTGGAACAATAGCACTACCATCGTTCTCAATTGATTCTTTAAGAGCTTTATCAAACTCTGCTTTTTGAGCTGTCTTATCTTTCTCATTAAGCAGACCATTTATTTTTAATAAACCCTTGATTTGAAATGACGACCTGATCGCATTATCAACACCCTGAAGCAATGAGTCATTTATCTTAATGGTTTTAAGTAATGCTGCATGATCGCTTGCAGCGCTAGTTCCACCAAAGACATCGTTGATTCCATAGAATCTTCTTAAATGAATAATCGATTCATATGGGAGTGTATATTGTTTTCCATCCGCGAAATAAAAACGGAAGAACATGCTTCCGCCTTTATCTTTAAGAACTTCTACGTTATTCGGCTTAATTGGCCATAGTTCTTTTAGATCATAATTCTCATCGTAAACCGGATAAATAAATGCGTTGTTGTTGAGAAATAACAAAGTTACCACTCGATAAATAAAGTCATAAGGTGACATTAAATAGTTCGGTTGGTATTTTAGAATATAAGAGAGATTCCCTTTCTTTTCCTGAACCGTCTTGTCATCTTCTGTTTTCACATATCGAGGCTTGAGCTTTGCTGAATGAGTAGCGATACGATCAATACAGATTTTCACTACATCACTCGCATTAATATTGTCCCCAAAGTCTTGAAATAGATTTAGAGTCGTACGGAAGAACCTAGTGTCATATTGAATGGGTTCTACGATTTTCTTTTTTCGTTTAAAAATATCAAATAAACCCATTTTGATTCCTCCTAACTGATAAGATTTTCATAATCTGTTTTGTATCTTGTAAGGACTGCATAGGCAATAATTAAGGCCACGCATCCATCAATTCTTTTTAGTTTGCTATTTAGTTTGCTTGGTTGAATGTTTCCGTTGATATCAACTTTGGCTTGGGTGTTAGCAAAGCACCACTTTAAGATTGGGTTATTATCATAGATAACTATTTTGTTTTTGAGGTCTCCCTCTAACTGTTTCATTGGTTCACTTAGTGTGTAGATTCCTTGACGAATCTTCTCCATTGTGAATCCTGCATCTTCCATTTCTTTAACCCAGTATTGTGAGTTCCAAGGATCATATCCAATCCAAAGAGGGCGGATATTGTGTTCTCTCACCATTGAAATAAACCAGTTGGTAACATGTGAGAAATCATTTTGATTTCCCTCTGTAACGGTAATGAGTCCTTTTCTCACCCAGATGTCATATGGAATCTTGTCTTCTTCCACTCTCTTATCAACCAATTCACTTGGCATAAAGAAATGCGGGATGACATATTTCTTTCCATCTTTGATTACAAGCAGTATCGCTGCGGTTAAGTCTGTGGTTGAAGAGAGATCAACTCCACCGATAGCATAGCTACCAGCGAGGTCATCAATCTTAAACTTAGTTTCATTATTAAGCTCATCAAAGGTTAGCCATGAGCCACTTTCGATTTGTTTAATGTTGAAGTCTTTGCAAAGCATAGTGACTCTTGTAGCAAGATCATTCTTAGCTTTGTTCATTAAGTCATCAAAGTAAGACAAAGTCTTTATTGTTCCTAAGCTAGGATTTGATTTATGCCATGACGAAGGATCATTGAATACTTCATCGACATTATCTTGGGTATAAAGCCAAGGAAGAATTCTTTCATCATGGATTTCACCTTTAATCATCTTTCTCACATAAGCGAGTTTGTTATCTAGGAAGCCATCCACCGTCGTCCCTTCGGTAGTAATGATAAATATCAAAGGTTCTTTTTTGGTGGATTGAGATTGCTTAATAGCATCATAGACTTTTGAATCGGTCATCTCGTGGACCTCATCGATACAGCCAACTTCGATGTTGTAGCCATCTTTGTTTCTACTTTGAGCGGATAGCTTCTTAATCTTGTTCTTATTGGCTGGAGAATAAATATAGAAGATGTTTTTTTTAGAACGCGTTTCTTTAGAAAGAGCACGCGATTGCTCTCTCATGTTATTAATCTCTTCGAACAGGATTGATGCTTGATCGTTAGTGTTGCTGGCGCAAACAATATCAGTTCCACCATCGCTTAAGAAGAATTCTGCTAAGTCGATGCCAGCAATAAATGTTGTCTTACCGTTTTTTCTTGCGATAAGTAACAAGGCTTCATTGAATCGTCTAAGTCCAGTGTCCGTCATCTTAAAGCCATAGGCACATTCAAGGAATGCTTTTTCCCATAGTTCTAAAAGGAATGGCTGACCATTAAAAGGTGACTTTGTGTGTTTGCAGAACCTTTCAATGAATTCGATCCTGATTTGTCCTGGTCTTTCATCATAGATGTAACGAGGATTGTCCAAATCGCTTTTTAAGCCATTTAAGACACTTTTTAGTTCTTGACCAGCAATTATGCGGCCTGACTCAATTTCGTCGATATATGATAGTAAGAAACTCATTCTGTGGTATCTTCTTCTGTTTTAGCGGGTATCGGAATCTCGTGATAATGGATTTCAGAGTCCTTTTTACCTAAAACGAGCTTTTTGCCTAAGATAGAACCATCGGTGACGCTTTGAATAACACAGCCATCTTTCGCGATTAAGATTCTAAGTCCTTTTTCGTTAATAATTTCCATACGTTATTCCTCCGGCACTAAACTGAATGTTCTATTGGTTCCTACGTTGTTATTAGAGTAGGTCTTAATTTTGACTTGGCTGACTTCACCAC